TATTTTATCCTAAAGGAAGTTATTCACCAAGTAAATTTCCACAAGGTGGAATTGGATTTTATGCATCACCTGAAAATATGTTTCCAGCACAAGATCTTATTTTTAGTTATGATGTTAAATTTGATGAAACATTTCAATCTGTTTTAGGTGGAAAATTACCTGGATTATTTTTAAGTGAAGGAACAGATAAAAAATATATGAGAGAAGCTAGTGGTGGTCAACATAGCAATACTACATCGAGTTTAAGAATTGTATGGCGAAAGGACTTTGATACCGAGGCTTATGTTTATTTACCAGAAAATCAATCATCTGAATATCAACAAATTCCGAATCTTATTCAAAATGACGCCTTTGGTGATTCTTTATGGCGTGGTCTTTTTAAATTTCAACCTACAGAATGGAATAAAGTTATGATGAGAGTTAAAATGAATACATTTGATAAAGATGGAAATCCAAATGCTAATGGTATTTTAGAATTATTTGTAAATGAAGAACCACAAAAATTTAATAACTTAATTTGGACAACTAATCCATCAACTAGTATTACAGCTATTTTATTCTCGACCTTTTTTGGCGGAGGGTCAGAAAAATATACAACACCCATAGATACATGGTCATATTTTAGAAATTTTAGAGTCAAGAAACTTCAATAAATTCAAATTCAAATTTAAAATTTACATTTTATTAAATTTGAAGTGTAAGATGACATAAATAAAGATAAACCCATATACCTGTTTCCAGATATATGGGTTTATCTCTTTCCGATTCAATCCAATGCGACTATCGTTTTAACGTTTTTTATTTTTTTTATAATTTTACTTTTTTGATTTAATATGAAATTTTCCAGTCCGAATTTCCAATATTGAATAACATAAGAGTGAATATGATAATTGTTGAAACCATTGTAAAGACTTTGTTAATAAATGTAAAGACAAAGAGAGACAAAAATTGATTTCGTAGATGTGAGTTGAAAAGAGAATACAGTAAGAAGCAGACAACTGGAAAAGACAATAAGATAATGTATGGTACAAGTTCTAGTATATTTTTAGGTTCATATGCTGTAATCAAAAGATAGATAAAGTAGAAAGTATTGAATAATCTAAAGTAAACTAGACACATTCTGAGAACGTCAATTAGATTAAAGAATCTTGACAATATATGTACATTAATCCCAATAATATTTAGAATAGAATTAAAGAACATATTATGAGTCCATCGCTTACGTTGACTGAAAAATTGCATTAAACTTTGAGGTGGCTCTGTATATGCATGAGCACGAGTATCTTGAAGAATCTTAGCACCACCTCTGGTTGTTGTATAAACAATTGAACTAGTAAGTCGTCTATCTGTACCCATAGACTGAACACTTGTTTCAAATAGATTATTTTCATTTGGTAAACTCGAATATAACTCGAGTGTATCTTTGAATGTTTCATCAATCTTAATCATAGAGATACAACCAGGTAAGCATAGAACTTGGTTAAGTAGATCTTCATTTGTTCGTCGAATGTATTGACCATACATATATTGAAGATTTTGAATATGGTTCCAGAAGAAATTACCACTTGACTTGTTAACATTTACAATACCTGCTACTGCAGTTGCATTTTTAGTCTTGAGTGTATCTACGAGACATACAACTGCATGTTCATCAACAATTGTATCACTGTCAGTACTGAAGATATAATTAAACTCATTTACTCCAAAGATTGTTGAGATATCTTGACGAACTTGTTCACGAAGTTCCTTATTAGCATTAGTGAGATTATGTCTAGTATAGTTAAATAGGTCATTCATAAGAATAATACTATCTTTCTTTCCTAGATTGATTTGTTTAGTGATAGATACTACATGTTTATTATTACGAGTACCATAAGAAACTGTCAAGTCTACGTCATATGTCTTCCAAGAGTGATAAGTATAGTTTTTTACTGTTTCAATAGTAATCAAGTTATCATAATTATTCTTACCATCAGAAATTAGAACTGGAAGAATATAATGAGCTCCTTTACTATTAAGTAGTGAGTCAAGAGTCTTAGTAACTTGTTCAGCAGATTCATCATATGATGGAACAAATGCTGCAACATATTCAATTTCATCACTAATTTCAAGACTAGGAAGTTGAGAATACTTCTTTGTAATTGCACGATAAATCATATTGAAACCAAACATAATAGCCATAATAATATCCTTAGATTTCAGAGCAACAATAATAAAGAGAATAACTTGCAGATTTTGTGTATAATATACCAAAGCACATCCACCAGCATTTACCAATAAAACTAGAGCAATCAAACACCACTTTTTAACATAAAACAAACTTTCTTTTGTTACATTATTAAAATGATTCATTTCTACGAATAAAATAATTAGAACAATAAGACCTATAAGAGACACACCAAGAGCAAGTGCAACTATAGCTGAAGTTTCGATAGACATTTTTTCGAATATATTAAAATTATTTAAAGACTAGTATTTTTCACTTTTTTTTTAGTTGTATTATCGAAAACTTTTTTTACCGTTATATAATAAGAATATGTTGTTTATAGTATTATTAATAGCTGCAGTAGTATATTATTTTATAAATAATACAAGTAATTACACGGTAAAGTGTAATATAAAGTCAGATTATTCATGTAAAATGTATAATCAAAGAGATATTCAATCAAAATGTTCAAGTATGTGTGTTGCACAAAATCCAAACTATATATTTACAGGTAAACATACATTGGTAAATAATGAACATGCATGTGAATGTGATTATCCCAAAGAGAAATTTACATTGGATTTTACCAATGTTGATGAAAATCCTGATATTTTACCAGATGTTGTTCCAAGTGATGTTAAATTTTCAGATAGAAATTATTTAGAAAAAGAACAAGAGAAAAGATACGGTAATTTAATTTTCGGTGTATCTTCAAAATAATTTCAAAAACAAAAAGACCCTAAGGCCTCAATTTACATGTTGTTATTTGTCATTTGTTATTACCAAGGGTACTCAGTTTATCGCTTCGTAGAAACGTGACGATTACGTTTAATAATTAAATTGTCATAAAACTTAATTTCATTTTTTTTTGATTTTTTAGAAAATTTACTAAAAAATGATTTCCATGATTTAGAAGACTTTTCAGATTTATTTGAGAATTCGGACAAGTGTGAATTTCTAGGCACTGCGGAAAACCGTGACAAACTTGAAATTTGTTTTGGTAAAGTTTTATGATAATCATTGTCATTATCCCATTCCTTTTTTATTGGTTCAATGTATTGTTGCATATATAAATCAATAATTGAATATAAATCGTCATGCTCTTGAGTAATAGACATGCTAGTATTATAATTATAATATGGTTCTGTATATATACTATTTGTATCATACGTATCACTAATACGATTTATATAGTGATTCATATCAATTTCGTGTTCATACTCGCTATTTTCATTATTAATTTCGCTAAAAATAGATACACTGGATACATCAGAATAATAACCTTCAGAATCCATATACGTAGATTTAATATAGTAGCGATTGAAATTTATTGTTTAAGGTTGTTTTATTTTTCAGTTTTTTATAAATCTTTTTTTTTTATATCAAGACTGGATTATCTAAAAAGAAGCCAGAGGCTTACTCAGTGATACTACATCGGTATCACAAAACCAAAATTTACACGGTATGAAAAGACCAAACCTCGTGGATTTACAAAGGTGAAAACCGGCGTTTTAAATCTTCAAGGGTGTAAAGTAAATTTAAGTATAAAGTATAAAGTATAAAGTACGAAAAATTATATAAATAATTTAAAATTCAATTTTTAGTCCAAAACCTTCCATTTAAAGTATTCCATAAATGTATTTCGGAATAGTTGTTGTTTAAAATAAGTATCAAGGTCATTGCGAAGAATTTCATATACAACTTTTGAAGAGCAAACTCTATCTGGTAATTTATCTATAACGGGTTCGCCTAATAAACTTTGGAATAAGTGTGTAAGTTCTGTTTTATTATTGCGAACATAACTATAAAATGTAAGGTAATCTTTAGACATTTTACTTATACAATTTTTAAATAAAAAAAAATAATAATCTGTCCTTACTTATTATTTATTTCAAAAAAATAAAATCTTTTGTAATAATATAAAACAATATACAACAATGTCTCAAAGATCTAAAGTTATTCACGATTTTCAATCAGTTAATCTAAGTCAATCTCAAGTCCAATTCACTGATGCTGGTTCAAGTATCACACTTGGCGCTGCTCAATCTGGTGATATCGTCACTCTTAGCGCAACCGCTGGTTCCGTAGTTACTCTTCCATCACCATCTGTTGGACTTTTATATAGATTTGTAGTAACTAACACTGGTGCTCATACTTTAACAGCTCCATCTGCATGTATTAATGGAGCTATATCAATTTCGCAATTTAGCACTAGTGCTAACTTAGCTACTGGTGCTTCTAAAACTGTTATTAAAACAACAGCTGGAAGTGCAATTGGTGACCAATTTACTTTACTTGGTACAGATTCTAAATATTTCCTTAGTGGAACTGTTGGTGTATTTAACGCAGTTACTATTGCTTAAATTAGTTTTAATCATTTAGCCGAAGTTTTATAATTTTATCAATTTAATTATTTGATAAAATAAAATTATTTACGAGTGGGAATATTATAATAACCTTGAGGTAATATTTGATTTTCTGGTTTACATAATTGTCTATTATGTGGCAATAAGTCTAACTTGGTATTATTTTGACTACTATCACCTGTTAAATCTAAATTTTCTGGCTGATATTTACAGGATGCGCATCGTGTATTATTTCGAATAACTCCTCTTAAATTACTTTCAATGTCAACATTTTGAGTAGGGACACCAATAGGTGTATAACTTAAAAATGGAGGTGTTGTATCAAGACATTGATTTTTGTTTACAAACATGGTTGTATCTGTAATATAACTAAAAATACTCTTATTACTTTGATTTTGTTGATTTATATAACACTCATCATTTTTAAAATGAGATTGACTAATGTTTTTATATTCACTCATAATTTGTTATTATAAGTAAATAAAATAAATTAAAAATAATATATATCAAAAATAAAAATAAAATATTACTTTGAAATAATAAACTATATTAAAATGTCACTAATCAATCGTCTTTGCTTTTATCTAAAAGTTCATTAATATTTGAATCAACTTTATTGTTTCCATACCACATAATCCATTCCAATGATTTTTTATCATTTGGCTCTTGCATGTGAGCAGGGACATGTTTAAATATAATTTTGATATCTTGATTAATAGACTCTTGACTATTTAAAATGCCTTGGATTAACTCTTTATTTTTGACATCTTGACCCTTGCTATTTTTCCATCCATTTTTACTCCAACTTTTGGACCATTTATCTATACAATTAATTGAATACATTGAATCTGTACAAATTATATTCTTTTTATCCTTAAAAAGTTCTTGATTCTCCAATATAGTTTTGAAAATATATTTTATACCAGATAATTCAGCCTTATTATTTGTAGGTTCTGAGCCAACGAGTCGTGTTTTATTAAATTTATAATAAGGTGAATCGTTATTATCTGTAAAAAATGCGGAATATCCCGCTCTTGCATATTTTTTACCATTTCCTCGGCAATTACCGTCACTAAATATATATAACTCATTTGAGTCTTTAGAAGCGTCTACAATACCTTGCAGCATAACATTAGAGGTACCTAAATCATTGATTATATGTTTAACAGTGGTTGTAGAAAATTTACCAAGTAAATCAGTAATACTTTGTTCATTTAATTTATTTTTGTATAAAAATATTTGTAATTGATGATGATATTTAGACATTAATATTATTTAAATTATATTAATAATATATTACAATTATATTATATTCATTTTTTAGTTTTTCCACATAGCAACTCTTAAAACATACCCAGAAATTAACGAGCTCCTCTATTAATCATATTTACACTATAACCATAAATAGCCTTATTTAAAGATAATGTGGAACATTCCTTATTTTTTTGTTCATTTTCAAATGTTTCATTTGACTTGTATAGTAAGTATAGAGCTACTATAGCTACTAAGCCTAATAGTAATATATAATTATCCATTTATATATTATATCTAGATAATATTTTTTTACAATTTTTAAATTTTACAAAAGTATATACTTTAAGATTTAACAGGTTTTGATTTTCTTTTTGGTTTTGCAGCCCTTTTAATCTTTTTACTTTGTTTCTTTGATTTTGACTTGCGTTTAACTGACTTTGATTTTGACTTGCGTTTAACTGACTTTGATTTCTTACTCTTACGTTTAACTGACTTTGATTTCTTACTCTTACGTTTAACTGACTTTGATTTCTTACTCTTACGTTTAACTGACTTTGATTTTGACTTGCGTTTAACTGACTTTGATTTTGACTTGCGTTTAACTGACTTTGATTTTGACTTGCGTTTAACTGACTTGGATTTTGACTTGCGTTTAACTGACTTGGATTTCTTTGATTTTGACTTGCGTTTAACGGACTTGGATTTCTTTGATTTTGACTTGTGTTTAACTGACTTGGATTTCTTTGATTTTGACTTGGACTTACTTTTTGTTTTAGATTTACTTTTAGGAGTTTTCCGATAAGACCGTTTTTTAGATTTTCTTTTTTCTCTAGGTTTAGGTTTTTCTTTAGATACAAATTGACCTGATAATTTACAAATTAAAGTTTTATCAGATGGTGTTAATTTTCCTATTAATAACTCTATATTCGCAATAAGGTCATTACATGTAAATGGGTCATATAAATTATATATTTGTTGAATATGCTTAGTATAAAATAATTGTTTATCTACAAGTGGTAACATATCATTTGGTAAATCATTACGATTAAACATCGTTTGTAAATCTTTCTTAAGTTTAAAGCCAATAGTTTTATAATGCCCTGTATTACCACTTTGAATAAAGTTTATAATGATAAATTGGGGGTTATCATTCTCAATTTTAGTGATAGTATGAGTATTTTGATTGAAAATAAATATATCTAATTTTAATACTTTGGATAAAATAGACAAAGTCATATTGTCACCTTCAAAATTAAATCCTGGCTTTTTAATTTCTAAAGCTAATTGACGTTTAGTTTTTATGGTATTAGGGTCCCAATCTCCATAAAATTCACCACTATCTTTTTCAACTTTATAATTATTGAGTATGTCTTGAAACTGCAGGTCACTTAATGTTAAAATATGTTCTGCAACCATTCTTCTTAATTTTTTATGTGATGCTTTTATTTGAGAATCGCTTTTAATCGCTTCTTCTAAAGACCGAAATTGACAATTACCATCAGGTGCACAATCTTTTACAAAATAAAAATCAGACATTAAAATTTTTTTCCATTGGTCATCTATCGGTACCCATACATGTTTTTCTTTATCCTTTGGTGAAAATAATTCTTCTTCTTCTTCTTCTTCTTCTCGCTGTACTTGTACTGGAGGTGGTTGTTGGATTGGAGAAATTCCAAACGGTGAATCTAAGGGGGATTCTTCTGCCGACTTTGGAGTATATGTTGATGACAATGATACACTTGATGGCAAAGAGGTTAAATCAAAATTATCGTCATCCATGCTTACGCTTAACATATCTCAATAAAAAAAGAAACATTAATTAATATAATTACAATTAATTAATGTTAAAAAATTTGTGTTTTACATGTATTCTAAAATATCTATATTTTTTTTATATTCTAGCATAAAATTTTCTATAATTTTTTTATCTTTTATACATGTTCTAATGTAATTGGTTTCCAAATTTAATTTTTCAGAAGCTATAATTACACTTTTATATTCTTCTACAATTTGTTTTGTTTCACAATCTATTTTAACTATTTCTTTTCTATGTGTTGGATTAGCACCAATTCTAAATGAATTATCTGATTTTAATTGAACGCCCCATATTCCTGGAACATTTTTATGTCCTGGCATATTAATTTTATCTTTTAAAAAATGACGGTTTATATATGCCTCCATATTAATTTTTTCTTCTTTTGAAAACATATATTCAGGATATTTATTAGTATACCAATTCGTATACTCATTAATAAAATCACTATATCTAATTCTATAAGTATAATTATATTTACATTCGGTTAGAATAAATTCTTCATATTTTGGTAAAATATTTTTGTTTTCTTGTTCAACTTTTAATTCTTTTGGTTTTATTCCAAGATAAACTAATAAACTTGAATTATTATATTCTTTATAATACTTTCTCCGAGAATTATAATGTTTTTTCATAAATTGTGTAAATTGTGTTCTATCTGTTTGTGTAAACCCTCTTGACCATAGTCTATATGCTCCTAATATTTCATAACTTAAAACGTAATTATTTTCATCTAATTCACAATATTCATCAACAAACTTTTTTATTTTGTCTTCATTACTTTCTATATTGACAACTTTATTTAATAATGATTCTTTAATTTCTATATTTTCTACATTGTTAGTCTTATGACATGATTCTAAAAACTCTTTAATTTTATATTGTGGTAATTCTTCACTAACATTAATAAATTTATCAAGAAAATCACATACTAAATCTATGGTATATATTACTAATTCGTCAGAAATATTAAACCATTCTTTGTTATTTTCTATACGATGTTTATCCAATATATGATGTAATACTTTTTCAGTTAAATCACAATTGAAACATTTTTTTATATGAAACATATTACCAACTTGATTATTCACATAATGGGCTTCTCTATCTTTAATATTTTTTGTTTTACCAATTTTAATTAATCCACTATTAATTTTAACAGCATATACCATATCACCAGGGTCTTGATTATACCATTTTTTTACTTTTAATTTTTGTAAATCACTAAGCTGTTTATCCTTCTCTTGCAACTCGATTTGATGTTGTTTAGAAGTCTCTTGTAATTGACTTTCTTTCTCTTCAAGTAATTTATCTTTATTTTCTATTTCTTCTTTAATTATCTTATTATAAATATTTTCTAATTTTACATAATATTTTCTTATTTCTTTTGATTTTTCTGTTTTTACTAGCATACACATATTCTTAAATGTATCAATATTTAACATTACTGTTTCTTCAGCAAACTTGCCGTCATCTTTACGGATGACGGTATTTTGATTTTTGCGCTCATCTTTACGAAGTAGCGTGATTTTATAGTCTTCGTTTTCTGTAAAATTATTCTTTAATGTTCTCTTAGCATTAGCCTTATGTGTAAATCCAACTAACTTAACCAATGTTTCTAAATTAATTGGAAAGTCATTTGTTGGATGGTAATTCATATAAATATATAAATTTGCAATATACCATCTACTTTCGTCTTCCGTAAATTCTTTAGTAAGAGTATCAATCATTTTAGATTGACTATCTAGTGTTAATGTAGTACTATTTTTTATAAGTGTATTAAAGTCAACTGAATCAGGTTTTATCATTTGGGTCATTTTATGATATTATGGTATAATATTTTATTTTTAAATAAGAAACGCATTTAGTAATCTTCTTCATCGTTGTTTTGGATATCGTTTTCAGTAACATTAAATTTGACATTAAATCCGACTTGTTTAATACCATGTGAACTGAATTTCTCAATTTCTTCACCAAATTTGATTTTCAATGATTTTCTGAGTTCTTTAATATCTGGAGTTCGTGTATTAGAATAATTTTCAGCCCACCATCTCATAAAGTTATTATAAATTGTCTTGTTACTTTCAAATCCATCACTCACTTCTGTAAGACATTCTGTAATGTATTCATTAAATCTATCATTATCAGCCTTGTATTTATTAGTTGCAATCTTGACTTCTTCAGGTTCTTCAATTTTACCAGTAACTCGGAGTTCTTCTTGATATAATTCAAGATAGTGAATCAAAATAGACATAAAGTATGGTCTCCAATTTTTAATTTTGTTTTTGATAGTTGGGTCAATTTTAAATTCATTCTGTTTAACTGGATTATCACAGAATCGACTTTTGAACTCTATGACACGCAACCTTCTAAACGACCCCCCGTCAATGCTGGATATGTTTGGAAGGTCATTACAGCACATAAACATACTAGCTTGAAGTTTGAAAGAAATAGGAGCTTTATATAATTCACGAGCAATAATTGAGTCACCACCAGAAAATGCTTTGATAATTCCAGTCTTAAGTGTATCTCCATATTCTGGTTCTGCAAAAGATACTAGACGTCTACCTTTTAATCTAATAATATCAGGTGAAGCAGATGAACTCATAGCACGATTATTTGTAAGTAAAGATACGTCAGCTGATGTCATATAATCGCCCAATGTATATTCTAGGAAATTGATTAATGTACTCTTACCGTTAGCTCCAGATAATCCTGTAAAGATATAGAAATGTTCATCATTAATACCGAGAAGAGAACGTCCTAATACTTTGAGGAGATATTCAAATACCTTTTCGTTTGGAATAATTTGACGTAAAAACCCATATATTTCTTGAACTTCCAAGGAATTGGGGTCATATTCAATATAATCATAACCAGTTGACAAAGTTAAATAATCTTTTTGTTCACCATGTCGAAATGTCATATTTTCTAAATCATAAATACCATTCTTAAACCCAATTAAATAAGGACTTGCATCTAATTTTGATACAAAATTAGGTTCTAGTGATTTAAATAAATAATGCATTTCAGTCATAATATTTTTTTTAAATGATACATTTTCAAGTTTATTAATAATATTATCAACCAAGCTATTTCTAAGATTAGCTTCGAGTTTGTCTTTATTTTGAATAAATTCTTGCAAATCAGAATTTTGTAAAGCACCTGTATCACTAATTTTGATACCTTTATAATATTTTTGTAATTCTTCAGAAATAAGAATATTCATAATATGAGTTTTAGACCAACGAATTCCGTCAAATTCATACCAATCAGGATTTTTTATATCGTCAATTCTAAAACGGGATTTGTAAATATTATAAATCACTTTGGCAATTTTGTAATGAGAACCAGATAATGAATCTTCTAATAAATTTTTAATATCTGATGTAATATCAATTTCCGCTTTCCAATATTTTGTAGTCATACTAAGGTATAATTCCGGATATTCATTTTCAAAATTATCAGGTAATTTAAAACCTTCATCAGGATATTTACGTCTCAAACAATCTTGATCATAACATTTCATATAAACACCACTTGTATTAACTTCTACATAAATAGCACTCTGAGTTCGTCGATGTTCTCTTCCAACAAAAGGACATGTTTTATCATGAAGACTAATATAATAACAAAAGATACCTTGTTTGTTTTGAGTTGCTACAATACGTGAAATATTAAATGAGTAATTTTGTAGAAATTCAGCATGGACATCTTTTAAATAACTAAATAACTTGCTAATTTCATTGCTTATATTTTTATTTTCAACACCCTTAATAGAAATATTTGTATTTAAATTTGGTTTTACTAGACTTTGTTTGAAACTATCTTTAACTTTTGAAAGTTGCGTGTCATTTTTTCTTCGAATAACTAACTGCATAAATTCACTATACTCTGTGTCTTCAATATTAAATAGTTCATTATTATCAATATCATAAATTTCATATATGCACGAATAATCTTCACCGTCAAATAATTCTTTTTCTTTTTTAATTTCCGTTTCACTCTTTTTCGAACCAAAGATACGTAAACCAGTTCTATAAACAGAAGTATCAATTAACTTTCTAATTTCTACAGATAGATTTTCAATAATAGTTTTAGCAAGTTTTTGTGCAGCAATAGTATTTACAATTAATTTTGGAAAATTGATATGATATTTATCATTTCTACGAGTGATAAGATAATTTTTCATACACATTTCTGTTTCAAACATTTCTTCAATACTTTCTAAACTTTTATCAATAATAATTTTAATATCATTTATCTTAATTTTATAAGTATTTTTCTTTGGAGTTTCAATATCTAAAAAGAATGCAAACTTGCAATTTTCATTAATTTTCTCAATAAGATACATTGATTCACTTTTCATCAAAGCATTATAATATTCTTTATAAAATTCATCGTATTTTTCATCAGGTACTTTATATTTTCCTTTTCCTCGAAATGCTAAATGAGTTAAACTTTTTGGATCTTCAGTATCTTTTGTAAAACTTTCTAAATATTTATCAAAGCTCATGTTTCTGTTAAAACACTTATTATTTATTTTGCATTCATTTTTTTTTAAATAAATATTGTAGTAATTTCTTGTCCACAACTCGTGAGTTTCATTAAAATCATGTCAAAAATTTGTTTTAACATATCATTATGTTTATTTAAACCATTTTATTGGTTAAAAATAAAATTTTAATTTATTTACTATAAGTTATATAATCGAACATGCATTATTTTATTCAAATAAAAGACCACATAAACAAATCTACAAGAGTTATTAATAAGATTACTGATTTAGATACATATAATAGTGATTTTAATACAGTTATTGGTTATTTAAATAAAGACGATTTATTTAGTGTAATAATCAGTGATGGAGAGGCTAGATTATCCAAGGCTGAAGCAACCATTATTCCTGGTTATATATATAATTCCAGTAAAATTGTTAATACATTGGCTTATACATTAAGTTTAATTAAGATTGATAATCAATTATCTAATGTTTTTCAGAGCAACTGTACAGATAGAGAGACTCAAACAAATGAACAACTTGATACCAAATATGTTCAAACTCAAGAAGGTGGAGAAAAAGAAACCAAGTCTTCTCAAACAACTGAAGAAAACAATAGCGAATCTATAGAAGAATGTAACGGTGAATTTGGTGAATTTCAAGGTTATACTCAAGAATTTACTAATATTAATTTAAATGAACCAGGGTATTCATATTGTAATTATTATAATTCCTATAATTCTTATAGCGAAGCTAGTTGCAATCCTTATAATGATACTTACTCATATTCATATAATCCTTTTACTACTGTTATGAATTTACGAGAGAATGAAGATGTTCATTTTAGTTTTGGTAGTCAAGTTCCTAGAAATCCAACTCAAATTAATCCAATACAGGTCCCTGAATTAATTACTGAATTAAAATTTAGACTAGCACAGCCAAATTCTGGTTTATCCTCAAAAGGATATAATTTATCGTAAATTAGAAATTGTATTCAACACTTTAAGTTCGGTTTCAAATATCTGGGAGAATCTTTAATATGCTATAATATTCTTTAAAATAATTTTCAAAAATATCAGATATAAGTTTGTTATTCTTTATATAATTTCTAGATTCATTTGCAATTTCTTTTTTATATTCAGGAGTTGTTGATATACCACCTATACCTTTTGATTCAATAAGGTCAGCTGAATCTGTCATAAATGAAATAAGGCCTGCGCACATACTGGCAATATTCCATGATGGACTATATAATTCTTGATGATAACCTGTAAAAGATGTGCATAATTTTTTATTAATTTCAAATCTTCCAGATGGGGTTAGAAATTGAAAATCAGGTGCTTTAAATGGATATTTAGGTGGTAAGATTACCTTTCCTAGATACACACCATTTTCGTATTCTGTATCTTTGAGATCATATACAATAAAATACCATATTTCTAAATTATCACTTGGTTTTAATATAAGATTAGGAAATTTAAAGTCATCTTTTTTGTATAATAGAACTTCTTTAGATAATCTTTTATTAAAAGATGTTGACATTCTTAATTTAATATAGATATTATTTTTAAATAAATTTTTTTATAAGTATATTTTTTTATAAGTATAATATTAATGAGTGAACGCAAATGTGATTTCAGTAAACCTAGCGGATTTGAAAATTGCGTATTTAATTACTTTTGTCAATGTTATAGTCAATGTATTGGTTTAGGAAAAGAGTTTGGTAGTAAACAAGATATTTGTACAGAAATTGTAATAGATGGTGATGTGAATAATCTAGAATATTATGATAATCTTATTAATGATGCTATTCAGTATTTTGAAAGTCATAATTTATTATACAAATCTGGGATTAAGTATTATATTTTACTAGAAGATAAAAGTAAGGTTAAATTATCTTGGGAGAATATTAAATCCATACAATCAGAAGAGACCAAGAAATTATTTTGGTTATTGAGAAAATTAATTGTTGATAGTATTATCAAAAAATTATTAAAACAAAACAAATTATCTAGAGACGATATTAAAATTTATAGTGTTGGTTCTACAAAATTAACATCTGATTATGATATAACATTGTATGGTAATACTAATTATAAAGTCAAAATTATAAAATCTTTTCAAAAAATATTTAAAACTTATTTCCACGAAGATAGTTCAATTGTATTTGATACAAATATTTATGGTAAAGCATATATAACATTTGATGACAAAGAATACATAGGCTACACCACTAAGGTGGCTTGTGGTCAAACTTTTTATTATCTAAATGAAAATCCTTCTGGGGGTGGTCAATTGATGTGGGGCTTAATTAAGTATTTACGAGACATCAGGGATGGTTTTGGTGAACATATATATAATGATATATTCAAATTTATGAATAATAAAATGCCAACATTTAAGATATTAAGTTATGCCAATAAGACTCTTATTTATTTAAGAAATAAAGACCCAAACTATATTAATTATACTTCTTTATTTAAAAGAGAAGAATCGTTTATAGATACATATGGTAAAAATACATTAGTCGGAATTCATGATTTTATAAGTGTATTGAATTTTTATGGTACAGAAACTTATTTTACAAGAGGAGCGTTTATAGATACAGTAGTAAACTCTCAAATGTGTAGTAATAAGATAGAAATCCCTTTATCAGAAGTTGATTATATTACATCTATTTTAGAAAATGCTGGGTTTTTCTTTATTCATCATAATAAGACTAAATACGCATTACGTGTATTAAATACATTAAAATTATTAATAAATAAGTTTGATAAATATAAAGATGTACAATCTAAATTTAACAAGTTACAACTACTCTTGAATGAATTAGAAACAAAAATTGTAAAGAATTCAAATATCGAAATTGATTATGATTCTAAATATTGTCATGATTGGGCCGATTCTAATGAAGATGAGGTTAATTTATTCAAATGTCAAAAATTTGATTTATTTAATATACTAATGAATTTAGTATTTGGCATTTTAAAAATTTATAATACAGACCAAGACGATAAATCTATACCAATATTTTATAATAATTATGTTATTAAATCATCTGAAGAATTCGGCATAACAGACGTATTACCATCACCTGATAAATTAACTAATGTTATATTTCCAAGTATGCAACATGGATTTTCATTGACTAGTTTACATAAATATTCTTAAATGTTTCACTATCATGAATCACTTGTTACTAGTGAAAATGTTAATCCGTTTACTTTTTCATAAAATTCGGACCAAATATATATCTAAGTAAAGACATTATATATCCATACATTGTTGTTTCTTGTGTCAGTAATAAATATAAAATATTATCCTTTTGACTTTTATGCTTTTTATATATATCACCTAAAATATCTTTGTTATCTAGCATTTTTCCATTTTCAAGACCTAATTTTAATACTTTTGTGTCATCTAGTTTAATACGATGTCTGACTTCAAATAATATATCTTCAATAAGAAGATCTGTGTGAAAATGAAACTCTTTTCCATTTCTGTTAAATCGTTTTGAATCAGGACCTGCTAATGCTTCACTTAAACTTTGGTCTACTGAATCAATTACAACTGGCAATTCGCCAATACCTTTTGTACGTACACTATGACTAAATTTTTCTCTTTCACTTTGACTATTATTTTGTCTATACTTGACAAAATCATGTCCATAAAGACTAGATTGTAATAAAGAATTCATATTATATATATAATTATATAATATAAAATAATATTTTTAAACTAAGTTTAAAGTAATATTTTTAAGTTTAAACCAGATAAGAATGCATTTTGTACACACAAATTTGTGATAATTTTATTGATAAAATTTAGATGAGCAGAGTGAAAATTAATTAAGGTGAGTATAATTAAATATTTTTTTATATTGGTTAAAATTAATATAAGATGGTAGCAGGTACACTTCAATTACAGGCAAGAGGTATACAGGATGTATACCTAACTAAGGACCCGGAAATAAATGTATTTCAATATCAATATTTTAGGTATGTTAATTTTGCAAATGACCTTTATAAACTTCCTTTACATGATCCAGCAAGGTTTAACTCTAAAACACATGTTGTTATACCGAAAAAAGGTCATTTATTGTCAAAATTGTATTTACATTTAAAGTTACCTCGTATGGTTAAAACCGGTGGTACATATGTATGTTGGTCTGATGCAATTGGGTATTCTATATTTAATAATCCTATAGAATTACAAATAGGTGGCGTAGTTGTTGATAAATTATATCCTGTTTGTATGGATATATTAGATGAGTTATCGACTGCATCAAATAAATTGGGACATGATAGAATGATTATGAAATCAGATACATGGGTAAGTGCTATTCATAATTCAGATAAAGAGATTAATTTAATGATACCTTTAAATTTTTGGTTTACAAAACATTATTCCATGGCTTTACCTTTACTTAGTATGACGAGTCAAGAAATACAAATTAATTTTAGTTTCGCTGATTTTAATAAAGTTATTAATTTTGATGGATTAGCTGCACCTCCAAGAGTGGATATTTTAGATTCAAATATATTTGCAGAATATATTATGTTAGATGATATTGTTTTAGATCAATTTCAACGGCAAAAACATCAATATGTTATTAGTCAAATGGTATATAATGGCGATGATAATATACCTGCTGGGAAAAACTTGTTTAATACAAAACTCAATTTTAATAATCCATGTAAAGAAGTGTTATTTTGTTGTGTAGATAAAAATAATTTTGATAATAACAATTATTTCAACTATTCTAGATTATCAGATGAAGATACTTTGATTAAAGAAGCAAGTTTACTATTGGATGGTAAACATAGATATGATAATTTATTACCAGAATTTATCTTTAGAGATTATTTTCCAAATATTGTTCATTCAGTTGTTCCTACTAAACATTTTTACGTTATGCCATTTGCTCTTAAACCAGAAGATGACCAACCAACTGGTAGTTTAAATATGAGTAGATTTGATGAAATTTTACTAAGTTTGAAAATGAATGACAATAATCCAGAATGTAAATTATATGTATTTGGCATAATTTATAATATAATTACAGTACAAGGGGGAATACTATCTTTTGAATGGGTAAACAATTAATAAAATAATATTGAGAATGGGATTTGACATTTGAATTTGTTAATATTTAATTTGGTGCATTTCGTAAATTATTTTCTTTTAGTATATTATAAAATGAATTATAATATTGTTACCAGTGTTTTAATTGCTCTAGGATTTGGTCTGTTATTTTTAGCAGATACATTAATTGCTAAAGACACTCAATATGAATTTTTACAAACAATTAGAAATAATAACTTAGTAATCGGTGTGGTATGTTTAGGTGCTGGATATTATGTTTATACTCTTGGTCAAAAACAACCTATAGGAATTATTGAAACTTCCGAATTAAATACATCTGAACCTATTGTTCAAGAAAGATTACCAACGTATGGTGAAGCAACTTCAACTGATGAAATATTAAATATGTAAAATGATTTAAAGTTTAAATTTATTTAAAATAAATGGTATATAACTTAATAATAGCTGACATAATAGGTATTATTGCTGGTTTATTGATTATATTAAGCTTTATCCCTCAATTAGTAACAATTGTTCGAAATAAAAGTGCAAAGGATATATCAGTATTAATGTATATAGTATTATTATTGGCGCAAATATTATGGTTAGTATATGGTATATTGAAAAATGACTTACAAGTGACAATAACAAATGCTATTACAGCAGTGATTACCATTTTGGTAATATGCTTTTCTGTATACTTTAATTATCGTAATTCTATTGAAGATTCATCTTCTTACATTTCTTAAATTTAATTATCTTGATAATAATTAAATAACGCGAACACTCAAGTATGCCAGAAGTTTTATCAGGATTAAATCCAAATCAGAGATTTCATATATTGTTATAAAATTTGCAATGTTATTATCTGTCGTTGAAGCATTTTCTCAAGCTAACTTAAAAAATAGTACTTATTTATTAGGTGTTTTTGGATATATATGTGTTGCTTATATACTTTACCAATCATATCACTATGAAGGTATGGGGCATATGAATTTAGTCTGGTCATGTACATCTATAATTTTCTGTTATTTGGTTAGTTATGTAATTTATAAAGAATCTATCAATAAATATACTATTATAGCTATCGTTCTGTCAATATTAGCTATATATATTTTGCTCATCAATCAGACGAAATAGCGTAATTAATTACTCTTGGATAATTTTAAAACTTCTAGATGAGAATTAAACGGTTGTCTCTTTACAAAACTACTCTTAGTCATCACCATGATTTTTGTATTTATAAAATTGATAGAATATTACACAATCAAATAAAGTAGTTAAACTACTACCTACTATCCATTGAATAGTAGCTTTAATATAATCAATATATGTATTTGGATTCAAGTCGTACAAAATAATTACTACTGATAATAAAAAGAAAAAATTGGCTATATTAATAATTATGAATGACAATAATGATAATCCTTTTGTAGATTTTCTAGTAAAATTTAAGGTAATTTGAGGTATTCTAGATAACATAAATATAGAAGTTGCCAACCAAGCAATTATATTAGCTGTAATATCAATATCATTTTTATTAAGAGACATAAATACCTGAATACCAACTACGATAAATATGCTTGTAATTACAAATAAAATCTCACTTAATCCTAAATTAAAATAAGGATATTTTGAAATAAAATCTTCAGATAAAAGAACATTATCTAATAAAGGACGCTCTTCAACCACACACCCCGAGTTACCTGTTTGTATCAATATAGATTGTCTTCTATAATATAAAATTTGAGCAATAATAATCACATCTAATATAATATGATATGATGCTGCATAAATTATAACAGGATTTAAATTTTTAGCATGTACACTTATAATAGAAAATATATCACCTACAATAAGACAAAATAATAATAATAAACTAAGCCCTTTTGAATCTTTAGCTTTATAATTTTGATATAACTGTGGGATAAATACAAATAACCATAACCCATTCGATATAGTACTAAATACCCATGCTAATTTTTGCCCAACTGTAAACTCTTCCCATAGATAAATATGTGATGACATTATTAAATTTAATAACAGTTTGTTTTTAAATTTAATTAATTTGATTCAGATACAATTTTTGTAACATCATTTAATAAATTAGGGTTTGTAGCCAAACTATTTACAATACTAGATAATTTAGGATTACTCAATAATTGACTAATATTATTAGTTAAATCAGGTATTTTAAATGCATCTAAAAGATTATTATTTGCAATTAATACAGGTAATGCTTGTTCTAATTTAGTGTTAGTATGTAATGCTAACATATTCGATGCAGTCTTTGGATTATTAAGTAGCATATTAATATTATTATATAAATTCGGATCAGATGCTAATCCAACTACAGTATTTCTTAATTGGTTGTTATTTCCTATCATAGAAACTACATTAGAAATATCTGGATTATTTTGAATAATAGTTACATTATTGGCATCAAACGGATTTGAAATTAAACTATTCACAATCTGTAATATTTGAGGATTTGTAGAAATAGAATTTACTATATTAACAAATTCAGGTTTGTTTTTAATTAACATATTAGCCATTTCTATATCCTTTTCTGGATTTTTAAATGCCTTGCCAACACCTATTACTAAACTTTGTAATATTCCATTTGTCGGAATATTGATTAGAGGTAATATCTCTGATATCGCAAATAAAACATATCCAACTATTGTTATAACAACTTCTGATGTATTAGTACTCATACGAGAGTTATATATTTATCTTATATCCTTTGTATTGAAAATTATCTTTAAATAAATTATATCTAAGGATAAATATAAAAAATAAATAAAAACACCACTACCTTTTAGATCATAAAGAATACAAGACTTAAAGCACTTATACTATTTTTATTACTTGAAGAATTAATTGAGATACTAGTAGGAACACTGGTAGAAATCGAGGTACCATTATGATCATGGTCATCTACAGCCCCAGTAGGATGGTCAACAGGATGTGGAACAAGATTATCATCTACTCGAGCATTAACAAATGAGATGCTAAGAGTAACAAAAAGAGTGATGAGAGAAAACTTATTAATGTGCATTTTGAATTAACGTCTTGATTAAATTTAAGACAATTTTTAATTCATTTTTTTAGAATTTGTCGGTATAACTGTACCTAATGATTTGTTACTTTTATAATCACTTGGGTACTATAACATGGGACTCTAAGTAGCTTAGGTCGCTTGAGTAGATCACCTTGTTTCCGAGTCATTAGAACGCTATTATATTGAGAGTCTAAGCTCTTTGATTTATATCGACGATAAAAGTATTACTTGAAGAATTAATAGGAATAATAGTAGGGCCACTAGTAAAAATAGAGATATATCATCTAGACCATCTACAGTTCCAGGAACACCGGGTACTGTAAGACTATCATCAATAGGATGTGGAACTAGATTATCATCTACTTGAGCATTAATAAATGAGATAATAACCATAAGAGTGATTAGAGTGATTAGATAAAACTTAAGTTGCATTTTTAATGTCTCTTGCACTAATTAATAGTCATGAAACACAATATTAAATTCATTTTTTAGAATTTGATTAATTTAGTATTTGTTGGTATAACTGTACCTAATGAATTTGTTAATTTCACATTTTTTACCTTTGTATAAATAATATTTATATTATTCGGGATATTGGTTTTGTATTCAAATAATTTTGACGCAACTTTATTTATATATCGTTTTGGTATATCATCACCATTTGATTCTAATATAATGTGAGCTGAACTAATATTATTTAGATGAAACCATAAACTTTCTGGATGACTCATTTTAATGATTTGTTCATTGCCTTTTGCACTACGACCAATAAAGATAGTATATGTTTTATCATTAATTTCAATGTATTCACTTGTAAAATCCATTTA